GCGTCCCAATCGCCACCGCGACCAACTCTGCCTCATGCTCGACAATGACCAGACTTCCATTTTGGTGGTGCCATGACAGGTAGATTTCCAGGATACTATTTGGCCATCCGCCGAAACACATGCCCCGTTTATCGGTTTCCCTGATGAACCGCACAACCTCAGTAACTGGATGATCTCCTCCACTCATGTCTCCTGTTTAATTGTGTTCACGAAGGCGCTGGAACGAATGCTCCTTAAATGCACCTTCCCTGAGTTAGTTGTTACCTTAAATTGAATCTCCCGGCATGGGCCTTTAGTCATCAGGTTGTAACTGTTCTTGATCGGGACAGTTAATGGGAACGTAACCGGCAGATCAAATGGCAGAGTTATGGTGCCGGTCTGAGTGTTGATTGAACTCTGGCTAACCACTGAATCAGATTCCTCATCAATAATTGCCCGGATATTAACCTTATTAGCCGTTGCCGGCTTTAACTCCACCTCAATATGGTTTGGCAATAGTTCACTGAACTGTTCCCCGAAATTCATGCCGCGAGTGGTGACTGAGGATGTCATATCCTCCCCATCATCCTGGTAGGTTGCGTCAACCTCTGAATTTGGGTTAATGTAATCCTGAAAAACCAGTACCTTACCTGACTCAGTTGCCATTGCTAATTTAAGGTCACCGTTAAAGGCGCTTACCGCAAATTGCGAAGCGTCCCATGTCCATGTTCCCACAAACGCTTTCGCTACAGTATTATATACGATGGCAGTGTTGTTGGTGGTACTGGACCCTGTGGGTACATTTAAAATATAATGGTTCCGCCAGGATGCAGCACAAGCCTGTTCGCGAGCAGCGTTCCAGTTAATGTCATCAATTACATCCTGGATGCCTACACTGATTGGTTCGCTGATCGCCTGCGCAGCACCCTCAAGGATACTTCGCACGGTCCTTATTCCATCTGGTGCAAGGAAGAATAAATCCTGCCCTATCTGAGCCACTGACCTGTGACTGACGCAACCCATATGGGTGTCAATGTTTTCAACTGTCCAGGCACCCGCATTAGTGGCTGAAGGATTAGCTACCACATTAAAAATCGAACGCTCCTTGAACACCACCAGGTTATGGCCGAACCACGGATGAATTGCGGTTATGGGATCCCCGGAATCACCGCCAATTCTGATCTGATTATTTACATTATCCCAAGCGGCACCATCCAGCAGATCACTGCAATAAAGCGCATCAGGAACTGTACTTAGGCCGGCAGCAAAAAGTCTATTAGTGTGAGCTACAATATATTTGCAGATTGGTGGGTTACCTGTGCCGGTTGACTCATCAGTGAAAGATGAACCGTCATAACTCCGTACATTGTTGGTGCCGTCAGTAAGGTAAAGTTTATCAACCAATTGCGCTGCCTCAACATTAGCCCCGCTCGCAGGGGTGTAGCCACTTACAGTAGTCCAGCCTGTTCCCCCGGTATTCTTTGAAACCACCTGCCCAGATACACCTACCAGTTGCTCCAGTGAAGGTGTGTCAAAATAAAATATAGAATCAACCTTTGGGGCGGGAACCGAACCCCAGTTGTTAGTCATGTTGTCCCAATCCGTATCCTCATTTGACCAAGTATGTATCCCACCAAAAGTAGAGTCCGTGCCTCGCCGGGTTACAATCGAGCCAAACCGATCAATATCAACATTGATACCTTCAGAGTATTGGACCGGACTCAGTAGGTTACTGCGCACGTTGGACACTTGCCCGCCAACAAAGGATTGGCAGGCGTCATAAGCTAACTGATCGTCCAGATTGTCGTTATAGAGTAAAGGCATCAGCTAAAATCATCTACATCCCAAACACCGGGCACCGTAGGCACTAACCTGGCGATCTTTGCAGACTGAGTAGTTTCGAGATCCCGCATTAACATCATGGCACCGGCAGCTTCCTGCTGCTTCACCTGCGCCTTACCGTACTGCCTCATATGCTCCAGCATGTCGGCCTCAACATAGGCGAGTAGTGCTGAGTCTATCCCATTAATCTTGGCCGAATCAGTGTCGCCCAGGGCGGTGATCTTCAGCTTGCCCAATACCAGCAAGGTTTTAGCTTTATCAGGTTTTCGTACTAACTTAATCACCGCATTGCCGCTGGAATCATTTGGTAACGTGATAAAATTGGTTGGCGTACCTGCCTCATCGAACAATGCCGGGTTTATCTGGAAAACAGTTTCGTAGTCCATGGAACCGATTTCAGAATCATTCCAGGACACTGCAACCGGGAACTGTACTGCACTGTTCAGGGTTACATCAGTGGTATCCACTGCCACTGAATAACTGGTAGTGCCTAAAGTTTCGCGCCATAAACCTGAGTTCCAAATCATCTCATAGCGGCGATCAATAAAACTCTTTAGCAGAGTCAGGGAATCGGCGTCACTCTTCTGGAGTTTATCCGCCACAAATTGTGCTAATGCTGTTTTGGTCATGCTGCAAATTATTAATGATTAACCCATTACTACGATTTTAATGTAATCACCCGTCCAGCTCGTCGTGCTAGGCGAGTTGCCACTGCTGCTCCCTTTTATGTAACCCTGGGCAGAAAGCTGAACAACTACATCAGAAGATGATGGACTTTGAATGTAGGCACCGTAAAAAAACGAACCAGTACCCGGCCATTCCTGGTTTACTACAATCTGAGAACCTGAGTCTGCGCCTGAGTCGTTAGCGTAGACTTGAACTATGACATCGGCAGTTCCTAGCGCATGAGGGACGGTGAGTGTGGCCCCGTCTGCTACTGTCGTGCCATCCACTGTTTGAACCCAACCTGTAGAATATTTGTTTACTGTGCCAGTAACCACATCCGCCCAAACCGGGTCCGCCCCTGTTCCTTGGGTTTTTAAAAATTGCCCATCAGTCCCAAAGCCTAACCTTGCTGGGGCACCAGATGTCCCGTAATAAAGCACGTCCCCCTGGGTGCCATCCTCTAATTTTGCGAGAGTGATTGCATTGTCGGTTACGGTAGCAGCGGTAGCAGAACTTGAAACGGTAACAGCACCATCCTCTGCGATGGTCGCATCACCGGACATTGCAACCCCGGTTGCTGAACCTGAGTTTCCAACAATAATACTTCCTGTTGAAAGTGACTCCAGTTTGCTAAATGAAATTGCGGCTGAACTTGATACCTCCGAGTTAGTAACTGCCCCGTCAGCAATCTTGGCGGCATTGATTGCGTCATTGTTTATGACCGCATCATCCAGGAAACTGTTCAGGTCTGCTGCGGTGACCGTTTCGCCTGATGAAAATGTTTTCCCTTTAGTGATATCTGGCATTCTAATTCCCCTTCTCTAATTGCTCTTCGTATTTGTTAATCAATAGCCCTAAACTCTTCACAAACCTCGCGCCCTCATCAGTCACTACTGCCGCCTGGAACCCTTCCGGGTCCGCCTGGGTCGCCTCCTGAAACCCCATCAGTTTCTGACTCAAGCAACCGTTGCTCCCGCTTGCGGCGAGCAGCAGCAATAAGATCGTCAATAGCTTTATCCTTTTCTTCACGCCTTGCGCTTGCTGCTGCTGCTGTTGTCGCATCGGTCAGCCGATTGAGGGCGCCCACTATGTGTGGAATCGCCTTCAATGCGGCTACCAATTCGGTTATCATTTTTCATTCTCAATCTCGGCGGCCTTCACGTTTCCGCGACTCGCTGAGTAGCCCAGTGCCGCCATTGCCGAAGCAACAAAAGCTACTGCCTTTTCTATCCCGGTAGTTCCCTCCGGACTGATCACACCGCTGGCGTACAGTATCGCAACAAGTGCCATAGTGCTCGATAACCAGAACTCTGTGGTTTTATATCCTTTAGTTGTCTTCATAGTTTTCTTTCCCCACGCCAAATTATGTAATGTCATCCTCCGAACAATTTGCTAAACGCTGCTGCTCCTCCTGCTGACCCAATTGCTAACGCACCGAGGAGTTTCCACTTGAACTGCTCCAGCATTTCAATCCGCTCCTCATGCTTGTCCAGCCTGTGAATGATTTCAGTCAACCGATCCGTGTTAACGATCTGCCGCTGTTCCATTCGCACCAGAACGGCACTTAGAGAGTTTGGATCGTAGTCAGCAGACATAGCCCTTATTCAGCGGGTTCCACTACTGGTTCCACTACTGGTTCCTGAAACTTGAACTTGGCAGGGAGTGGCCGTGTACGGGCAGCTTCAATCTGCTTGTCCAACGAATCCTTCCAGCCCTTCTCTTCGGCAACAGCTTCAGCCTTTGCAATCGCCCAAGCCTCGTCGATGTCGTTAAAGGACACGAAGTTGTCTGGGTCAAGTGGGCAGGAAATAGCAGTGTCGATGTAGGCCGAATAGCCGTCATCACTAACTGCTGTCATTCCAGCTACTAAAGTTTCCACGACTTTTTCTTGCTGTCCGTTAACCTCTTGTGTCGTTACCAAGGGTTCCAGCCGTGTGTATTTGTATGTGTTAGGCATAGTATTTATTTGTTTAGCTTATTTGGTCTTGCCACTCTGCGGTCACTCCAGAATCGGAGCCTGTCCACGAAGTGAGATTCAAAATCATGTAACCATATCCATTCAGACTGGTGGGGTCGCTTCCGTGGTTCGACCAAGAGGTGCTTGAGACATCAATTTCGGAAAGCATCGGTGAACTGTAATCAATCATCACCTTAACTGTCTTGCCCGCACCGTGGTTGGTTGCGTCCAGAACAAGTTCCATCTCAGAGCCATCCAGCGTAATGGTCTGAAGGTTGCTTTTGTCAAAGTCGATGGTGATAGCCTCACCCGCGCCATTTGCGTAAACAGGTTGGGAGACTTGACCGCTGGAGCCGATTCGCATCCGTTCGGTCAGAACAGCACTAGTGTTGGAAACCTCAAATACCAAGTCCCCCCCGTTGGAGTTAGCGGCATGAGTTACAGATTTAATCTGAGCTTGGTCTATAGAGGCACTACCGGAATTCGTGCCATAAAAATAAAGACCGCCGCTGCCTGAACTAGCCCCGCTGCTCGCTGAGGCTATGAGGACATTACCCGACGAATCGATTCGCATGCGTTCGGTTGAGCCTGTTTGGAAGAGGGTGACATCCGGTGTTGCTGAATGTGACCCGCCATAAAGCACTATCCCCGCACCGTCTGTTGATGAACTTCCTCCGCTGATTCTTATGTCACCCGTAGCAGCCGCACCGTTGTAAATCGCGCCAGTATTCCCGCCCGTGTTAGTGACTAATAACTTTCCGTCAGCCAATAAGGAGTTTCCAGCAACGTGTAACTTCTCGCTCGGAGCCGCAGTGGATATGCCGCAGTTGCCCGACGAGTCGATTGTAAGTCTGTCGTTGGTTCCAAGCAGATGGCCACTGGAAATCTTAAAACTGTCAGCATCGTCGTTGTCCACTCCCATACTAAACAAAGTGGAGTCACTTAATGAAAACCATAGAGACGCATCACCAGCACCATCCTGCCGAATCTGTGTTGATACAAAGGTGGAAGTGTCACCAGCAACAGACAATTTTGCTTCTGGAGCATCAGTGCCTATGCCTACCCCTCCCGTTCCGTTTGGTTCCAGAACTATATCACCATTAGAGGTAGTGACTATTTTGTTACCATTAACATCCAAGTCTCCACCAAGCTGAGGGCTGGAGTCTTCTGAAACATTATCAAGACTGCCACCGCCTCCACCGCCAGCAACATCTTCCCACGCAATCGTACCGTCTCCTCCGGTAGTTAACACTTGGCCATCTGTACCGGATGAACCAGCAATCTTCAGTTTGCTCTGGAGTAAATCCAAAGTACCATCCGTGTGAACTTGTAAGGTGTTGGTTCCTGCTGTCTCTGCCCGAAGAATAAATGTATCGGATGCGGTTCCAGCACATTGTAACTGCCAGTTTTCTGCATCATTCTCTAACTGCAAAATCGCATTACCACTGGTTCCAGCATTTTCAACCTTGAGAGAAACATCACTTGCTGCTCTTGACTCGTAAACGTGCAGACCGCAGTTGGTGGCTGGGACCGAAACGCCTATTCCTAAAGCCGCTGCCGATGCATCCCAAGTCATCTTGGCCACACCTGAGTCATTATTAAATGTTATATCCCCAGCAGTATCAATTCCCATCCTCTCCACACCAGCATCGTCTGAGATAAAGAAGTCACCATCAGTATTTGAACAGTTGATACTCCATTGGTTAGCTGGATTCTTCAACAAAAGACCCGCTGTTTGACCTGAGCTACCCGTTTCAATCTTCTCGTAAACCGCTCCCGTCGAGTACAAATGGAGTGCATCGCTTGGAACCGCACCAATTCCCAACCTCTCGTTCGCAGCATCCCAAAGAAGTTTTTGTGTACCGGAATTGTTAGCAAAGGACACATCTCCTTTTGAGGTTTGAATAGCGAGATTTACAGTTCCATCTGCTGCACTAAAGTACCCTCCAACATTATGTGAACCCGAACCCGAAGCGGCCCCTAATACCCCGTAATTGGCAACCGAACCTCCCGATGCACTTAGGTATCCACCGTGATTTGTCTGAGCCGCCGATCCGGTGCAATTCCCCCAAACAGCTTTGTTTGATGAGGCAGCAACGGCATTTGTTTCTACAGCTTTTATCGACCCACTGTTGGATAACAATAATGAGCCGTCATACGTTAAGTTTGATTCACCGTTCAGCCCCGAACCTGTGGCGGTAACCACATAATTGTTAACATCGTTTGTTAGTGTAGGGACACTTGCTCCGCCAGATGTGATGCCGCCTGTTACAGCAAGGCTAGTCAGGGTTCCAACTGAGGTGATTTGAGTCTGTGCTGCATCAACATTTAAGGTTGGTATTGGCCCTGTTAAACTTGTTCCACTTAACCCTGTTCCTGCTACAATCTCAGTAATATCCCCTGCTTCATGTGTTTGTGAGTCTACATAGGCTTTAACGCTCTGCTGACTCGGAACCTTCGTAGCCGAATTAGTGGCCATGTTATCCTCGTCCAAGAGGTCTGAAGAAATTGCGTAGTTGTTTGCACTGGCCGCAACGCCGTCGAGCTTGGTTTTATCACCGTCAGCGAAAGCTCCTTCAGATGGTTTGGATTGAAGCGTTGAGATTGTAACTCCCTTTACACCAGCTAAATCAGTTAGCTCTGAATCCATTAACGCCCCAGCGGCGGTGACGTTGGTGGCATCGGTTACATCGGCAGAGGCTTCTATGGCATCTAATTTAGTGTGGTCAGCATCGGTAAACACGTTGGAGTCCGTAGCCGCCTCAACAGCAGTCCTTATCTCAGCGTCAGTTTGGTCGGCTGTCGCACTAGATTCAATGCCATCGAGTTTCGTATTATCAGTGGCCGTAAAGTGGAGGTTGGTTGTGCCTTCAGCTATCTCATCCAAGTTGTCCTTGGTGAGTATTTGAGCATCGACGTAAGTCTTAATGGATTTTGCTGACGCAAGAGTGTCGTCGCTGGCGCTTACACTTGTGATGTCCGTGTCAATGGCAGTAATGCCATCCAAAAGATTCAATTCAGTGGCAGTCGAAGTGAGTGCAGTTGCGCCCAGGGTAAGTGCGCCCCCTATGGTAGTAGCCCCGGTAGCCTCAAAGGTGCCATCAGCCTTAACTGCTGTAGTTGAAACCTGCAAGGCACTCTCAGTGCCTTCCCCGTCCATGATGGTGCGGGTGGTTCCATCAACCCCACTGTTACTATTAGGAACCTGGAGTAGATCCTTGTAGGTTGCTGAAATCTGCTTACTCTCTAATGAATCACCTGATGCCATAACTTATATCCCCCAAATTCTTTTTACCTGTTTCTTTGAGTAACCACTCTTCCATGCGCTCCCCTGGTTCTCTAACGCATGGTACCCCGCCTTAATCTGGGTAGTGTAATCACTAGGGTCACGGGCTGCCCCTACGGATCCAATGCGCTCAACTGCACCGCGGAACCATACCTCGCCATCGCGTGTGACAGATTTTGTATTATGGGAAACTAATTCCTCGCGGGTTTCCCCTTTACTGTTAATAAAAGTGTATAAAGGCATTTTGAAAATGCCGGGGGAGAGTTACCTCCCCCGGTTGTTAATTATCTACTTTCTATGCGAAAGCAGTTTTGGAATACATCTCAACGTAATACTTCGGCTGAAG